AAAAGGGGGACTTCGGTCCCCTTTTTTTCTTGCCATCGTTTAAACCGCATGGTATAAATGAGGCATTCCGGGGTCCCCGGTGTATCTGACTAGTCCCGGCTAGACGACATGCAGACAGATGCACCAGTAATCGCATGTGAGGATAATCATGGCAAATACGACTTTCACTGGTCCGGTTCGGTCGCAAAACGGTTTTCAATCTGTCACCGTTGACAGCACCACGGGTGCCGTTACTGTTGATGCAACGCTTGGGACTGCCACCAGCATTACAACTCTGGCAGTCAGCGGTGCTACCACTCTGAGTGGCGCTCTGATTGGTGGCGTTCAATCTTTGTCCGGTGCTGGTGCGGTTAACCTCACCACCCCCATCACTTCTTTGACCACCACTGGTTCCGCCCAAGCGTTAACGCTGGCAAACGGTACCGCTGGTCAAATCAAAATCATTGTTCACGCTGTTGACGGCGGCTCTGCTGTGCTAACCCCAACCACCAAGATTGGTTTTAGCACCATCACATTTACCGCCGTTGGCGAGTCTGCCACTCTTGTTTACACATCCGCAGGTTGGGCTATCGTTGCACTTAACGGTGCTGTTGCCGCCTGATAAAGGAGCATCATCATGATGCAAACAGACGTAAAAGCCACGTCATTGGCGGCTTCTGGCGATATTTTTGCCGGTCGCACGCGTGTGCGAGGAATGGTGGTCGAACCCGGAGCATCTGCTGGAACAGTCACAATCAAAGATGGTGGCTCCAGTGGGACAACTCTTTTTACCATCAACACCATCGCAGGCGGAGAGACGTTCAACGTCATTATTCCGGCAGAAGGAGTACTGTGCAGTACCAGCGCATATGCCACTCTGTCCAACGCCAAAGTGACGGTGTTCTATGGCTAAGTCCCCAGCATGGCAGAGATCGGAAGGCAAGAACCCGAAGGGTGGTTTAAATGCCAAAGGTCGCGCCTCTGCCAAAGCGCAGGGAATGAACTTAAAGCCCCCTCAACCCGAGGGCGGCTCACGCCGAGACTCTTTTTGCGCCCGGATGAAGGGCATGAAAAAGAAATTGACGAGCGCCGAAACCGCAAACGATCCCAATTCGAGGATTAACAAGGCTTTAAGGGTATGGGCATGTTGAATACTAAACGCGATTGGGGGCGGGTTGCAAAGTCCCCTGACGAGAATGGACGCTTCCGATGCAGTAAATGCCGGGAGTGGAAAGAGCCGTCTGCGTTTAGTAAAAACAAAAATCAATTGTCTGGTTTGAATTATGCGTGCAAACCATGTATGAGGGTTCAGACAAGAAAATACAATTTGCCAGCCAAGTATGGTATTTCTGCCGCTCAATTTGCAGAAAAACTTTTGGCTCAAGGTGGAAAGTGTGCTTGTTGTAAAAACACATTTAACATGGAAGGCCGTGCATCTGAGCGCCCGTGCGTGGATCATAATCACAACACAAATGAAGTTAGAGACCTTTTGTGTGGGAGATGTAATCTGGCGGCGGGTAATGTCAATGACAGCTCTGTGAGAGCTACTCAACTTGTAGAGTATCTGCAAAAATGGAACTGTTGATATGGAACATCGTGCTTTCCTTTGTTTCCGCAGGCGCAATGCTGTGGATCAAGGCTACGCACGACGAAATGAAGCGATTGTCCATCCTGATCAGCAAGACTCGGGAAGAACACTCGGACAAATTCGTGACCAAGACGGACATGCACAACGACATCAATCGTGTGCTTGCTCGTCTTGATCGATTGGATGAAAAACTTGATGCATTTATGAGGGAGCAGCGTAGTTCGCTGAACTGAAATGCCGGATTTAATGGATGTCATCAAAGCCACTGGAGCCGCCAATAAGGCGTCTAATTTCCTTGGCTATGGAGATACCATTCCTCCTGCGGTCAGGCAAGGTCTTGGGCTTCTTACCGGGATTGCAAACCCTTATGCATTTCTCCTGAGCAAAGGAATTGAATACGCCAAAAATCAGGCGGTTCAGAACTCTCCAGAACTTCAGGCTTTGCAAGATGTCAAAGCGCAAAATGATGCTCAAGGACAGATGTATCAAGGGATGATTCGTAATCAACTTAGGGATGTTTTGCCTGAGTCTGTGGCTCAATCAATTCCTGAGTACAAGATGCCCACTGCCACGCTTGAGCAAATGGGTGTTGATTTAGACCCGACGGCATTCCAACAAGGTGGTGTTGATCAATCTCAGGGGCAGATGCCTTCTCCTGAACAGATGAGTTATTACTCTCAAGATTACGCTCCTCCCCCCGAAGTTCCAACACTGGCAAACATTCAACCCGATCCCACTGCACAACAGGGCCAACCGACAGAATCGTTTGATACATACGCAGACATGGGGTATGGGGATGGTTACGATTTCAGGAATGGCGGAATTGCATCTTTAAGGAGATATCGATGAACAAGGTCGAAAAGGTCATGAAAGAGTTCAAGGGCGGAGATTTGAAATCTTCCTCTGGGCAGAAGGTCACCAACCCCAAGCAAGCAATTGCGATTGGGCTAAGTGAGCAACGTCGCATGAAAGGCATGGCAAAAGGTGGTGAAATGAAAGAATCCAAAGAAATGATGAAGAAGGAAGTCGGCTTCATGAAAGCCAAAGGCGCTCCTAAGTCGATGATCAAGCATGAAGAAGCCGAGATGAAAGGCATGAAGAAGGGCGGTAAAGCCTATGCTTCAGGCGGTCGTCTGGCTTCCAAAGGTGAGCATCCCGTTCAGACCAAGTCTAAGCGTGGCGCAGAAATGATCAAGATGGCAAGCGGCGGCTTGGCCTCGGGTCACAAGTCTGCCGACGGCATTGCCTCTAAAGGCAAGACCAAAGGCAAGATGATCACCATGAATATGGGCGGCAAGTGCTAAGGAGCCAATCATGATGGACGACGAATTGGAAGCCAAGAAAGAACCTCGCGGTCTGCGTGGTGGCATTTACACGGAAGATTCCGGTTTGCCCCCTCCGCAGAACCCTGACGGCGGTATCCTGAAGCCCAAGAAGGCCATTAAAAAGGCCAACGGCGGGTATGTCAGAGCCGCTGATGGCATTGCCAAGCGGGGTAAGACTCGCGGAAAGATGTGCTGATCATGATGGCAAGCCGTGGCATGGGGGCCATAAACCCGAACAAGATGCCGACTGGCAAGGTCAAGCCTCGCCGGGACAATACGGACTTCACGGAATACGCAGAGGGCGGGGAGGTGGAATCAAAGGTCAATGAGGCCGGGAATTACACCAAGCCGGGTATGCGTAAGTCTTTGTTCAACAAGATCAAGTCTCAAGCCGTCCAAGGGACTGGCGCAGGACAATGGTCTGCCCGTAAAGCCCAGTTGCTTGCCAAACAATACAAGGCAAAAGGTGGAGGCTATCGTGACTGAAGCAATGAAAACTAAAATGAGACCCCCGACGGCGGATGAAGTGCTTGCTATTGAGCGAGGCAGAAGTCAAAATATTTTGGCAAAAGAGTATGAGGATATTAAAGACCCAAAAACTTTGGCTGAACACATTCGTAAAAACGTAATGCCCGCTAAATTACGAAAAGAGGCTGATAAAAATTTTCAAAAACTTCCAGAGGAAGTTCGTGACTACGAAGCCTATAAAGATGCGGGGTATAAAAAAGGTGGCAAGGTCAGTTCCGCCTCCAAACGTGCTGACGGGATTGCCCAGCGCGGTAAAACACGGGGAAAACTACGGTGAAAAACCCGCAGAAATTGCTCAAAGACTGGGGCGACCAGAAATGGCGTACCAAGTCTGGCAAACCGTCTTCAAAAACGGGAGAGCGGTATTTGCCTGAAGCGGCAATTAAGTCCTTGTCTCCAGCCGAATATGCCGCTACAACCAAGGCAAAACGTGCTGGGAAAAAGGCTGGCAAACAGTTTGTGGCGCAACCCAAAAGGATTGCCCAAAAAACAGCAAGGTTTAGATAATGTCAAACACGACCGGAAGCACCCTTTTTAATCTCGACTTCACGGAGATTGCCGAGGAGGCGTTTGAACGCGCCGGTCGTGAGATGCGTACCGGTTACGACCTTCGGACGGCTCGTCGATCCATGAACCTCATGACCATTGAGTGGTCAAACCGTGGTTTAAACATGTGGACCATCGAGCCGGGAACGATTACTCTGCAATCAGGTTTAAACACGTATCCGCTACCGACGGATACGATTGACCTGTTGGAACAGGTGATCCGTACTCAAGCCAATCAGACCTCGCAACAGGCTGACTTGAACATTACACGCATAAGTGTTTCTACCTATGCCACGATCCCCAACAAATTGAACCAAGGCCGACCGATTCAGGTCTGGGTTCAGCGTTACTCGGGGCAGACAAACCCGACAGGGGCAACGCTTGCCACCTCAATTGGCACCTCAGACACGACCATTGAATTGACTTCAACCGACGGGTTGCCAGCCTTCGGTTATATCAATCTTGGAATAGAAACGATCTTTTACAGTTACTTCTCAGGGAATACCCTGTATAACTGTTACCGTGCCCAGAACGGCACGACAGTCGCTCCTCATGCTTCTGGCACGACGGTGTACTGGAACCAACTTCCTGCGATCACGGTGTGGCCTACACCGGACGCTTCCACGACCTATACCTTTGCCTACTGGCGTATGCGCCGCATTCAGGATGCCGGGGCTGGTATTGAGGTCGGAGACATGAATTTCCGCTTCCTGCCCTGTCTGGTGGCAGGTCTGGCCTACTATGTCGCCATGAAGATTCCCGAACTCCAAGACCGCTTGCAGATGCTCAAGCAGAACTATGACGAGCAGTTTGATCTGG